TTATCCATTTTCTTTGCTCTCCTTTTTTTCTTTAGCTAAAAAGCGACAAACAGTAGTGTTGCATGTTGAGCAGACACCCTTAAACATAAAACGATTATGGGCGCTAGCAACCTTTTGGCCATCTTTAATTTCTACTTTGCTCTTACACTTTACGCAATAGCCTGTCATGTTTTCATCTCCGTGGATAAGGACTTTTTAAGGTCTTTTTCCTCTTTTTCTCTTGCCATTTTTTTCTTTATTCTTGATATAACATCTTTTTTATTAGCGGCCATTTCCGTTTATCCTTTCGAGCAAGTCCTCTGCTGTATGAAAACTATTATCTCTATCACCGCCATTATCGTTGTTGCTAGGCCTGTCTACGGTGGGAGATTTAGCTTTTAGAAGAGCAAGTATCAAATCTCTTAATTCTTTATCTTTAACCGCATCTCCTGTGGGCGCATGGCCAGTCAATCCAATACAGCCATCGTTAAAACTTTCCATTCCTAAAGCAATATATATAAGATGGTTATGTATTTTTATGGCTTCCCATTGAGCTATTTCTGTCTTGCTTCTCAGTTCGATCGGCAAGTATTCAAAAGCCACATATCCCTGATGGCCGAACATATTAAGACAAAAAGTCAGTGCCCTAGACATCAGTTGCCCGCTTATCTGCTGTATAGCCTCAACACCTTTTATATAGAGCAATACCTCAGCCGAAGCGTATGTTTCTGTTCTCCCCGTCTTCCTACCCATTAGAGTTGAAAGGCTCTTTAGAGAAGCTATAACCTGCGCATCTACTACCTCTATCAATGCTCTTGCGTCAAAAGAACCTACGCCTTTCTGCGCTTCAAGATATTTAAGTTTCACGGAATCAAAATGTATCGCGGCGTCATCGGGCTTTATATTAGTATATTCAGTTTCTATTGCTGATTTTCTCGCGTTCAGCCACGCAGTAAGTTTCTTTGCATCATTCCTTATTGCCGGAGGCGCGTTCTTAATTAATATCTCTTCCAATAATTCTACATCTACTCTGGGCATACCGGCCTTATGAACTACAAGTTGTAAATCCTGTAATATTTGCATTTGGAAAAATATTATTTGAAGAGCGGGAAGTATGGGGCAGACTCCATAAACATCATCCAGCCTTGCATCAAACGGCTGATAGAAAAAGCTAGGCGTATTAATCTCCTTGTAATTGCCCTCCCACTTCCCTTTTTTTCTATCGCCAGTAGGCTGATTCTGATATGGGATAAGTTCATCATCCTTTTCTTTAAAATATATTGATGTAGGATTAATCGGCGCGATAAAAGACGGTTCAAGCACCTGAGTTAAAGCTATTTCTAAACTAGCTGCGCCTTTTACAAAAAATGACATGTGCATCTTATTTATTAAAGAGTTTATGGACCTATCTTCTTTGAATCCATAATTATTTTGCTGAAAATTAAGTTTCTTAATCCAATTATCCATAATGCTCTGGCCAGTATCATCTTTCTTCCCATCAAGTCCTGTAACTTTTATACTATGGCCAGAATTACACATCCTTAAAAAACTATACAAGGCCTGGGAAACATCCGGATTGGAATCTATAAGAACATCTAAAAGTTTATCCGCGGAGAGAGTCGCATATTGAGTAAGATCTATTGTGTGGGTTTCTTGATAACGCCTGGAAAGAAAAGTATTCCCTAAAAAAAAGTTGCTCCCGGGAAAACGAGTTTGTCTTCCGGCAGCAAGAAGTTCCCTATCAACGGTAGTCCCTGGGTTTCTCTTGAGGGAACGTGCGCGTGTAACTCTTTTAGTAGGGCTCTTTTTTGTTTTAGTTACCATAATAAAAAAAATCCCAAACATCAACATGTTTATTGTTAATTGTTTAGGATTGTCCCTTTAAGTAAAATATAATTATTTTATCTACTTAAAATATAGCATTTTATTCTAACTATGTCAAGTATTATTATAAAATTAATGATTATTTTTATTTATTCATGCTAAAACCCGAAAGTCCTGGGGAGATTATTCTTGTAACTATATTACTGTCTGCCTCTGTTGCCATACATAAATAATTCCATACATGCGCAAAGTGAGTATCTTGTGGGCCTGTCCATCGCGCGGTCCTGGTCCCATCTTCGTTTTCATCAATAACCTTAGTCATTGAAGTTAAGTGTTTAATCATTACCTCATATATTTCATAATTATAATTATCTTGGGGAAAAATTTCTACTTTCTTGTCAATCCAGAATTTCACACTGTAGTCCAATGTCCTTGTTCTGTTAGCCACTACTACAAAATCATCAGGTTTCCAATTATATTTAGCCATTTGTTTATCTGAATAAAAACATAGCCATACCTTGCCTGGATGTTGTTTGGCAAAAGCATGAGCGCTCTCAGTATTCGGCTGAGCATCTATTACAGCAGACAATACATCAAACTTTTCCATAAGTTCGCTTATCCTGCCCTTCTCAACAGTGCCGCCCTTCCCCACATGGTCAAATAAATTATTTTCTACTTTCTCAAAATAAAGAACCTTAATTTTATCCTTTATATTATCGTATTCACCAATAATGACCCATGACGGAGAACCCTGATCTGCCGCTAAGAAACAATTTCTTCCTACAAATTGTAACTCCATATCTCTGTTTACGCATTTAAGGATATTATCTCTTGATAGTTTTCTTCCTGGATCAGAATAAGCAAGGCCTAAAATTCGATTATAGGCCTTATCTATCTCTTTATAACCATAAAAGCTAGCTATGATAGAACCTGCGGTCTTATATCCCCATCCTACAAGAGCATTTAAAAAATAGCCCCTTACTTTTGTTCTATCAGGATATTTTGTTATCCATTCCATCTTTACGGTATCCGGATTATAATATATGGGTTTAGCGCACTTTTTACATACAAAGATATATTCTAACTTCTGGTCAAATTTATCTATATGCGCGGACAAATTTCCTTTTATCCGTATACTGTTCTGATCTACTTTACCTTTTTCCGGCAACCATGTCATAACCTGCCAAAAATTGCAAGCGGGGCATCGCACATGCCAATGGCACTGATCGCTTTCCTCAAACATCTCATCTATTGCATACTGGGGAATGGTCGGGGTAGAACAATTAATTTCCCATTTAAAAGCGGAATGTTCTAATCTTGACCGATAGAGATTTTGTATATTTGGTTTACTGAAGCATATCTCGTCGTGGACATTAAAATCGCTCGGAATAGACAATGTTTCTTTTTCACCAAAGCTTCCTCTAAAATGGGCGTAGCTTGTACCAATCTGTTTTACCTTAACATTGTCAACATTAAAACCCAGCTCATCTATTTTAGCGCAGTCTTTAATTACCGCGTCAAACCTTGTCTTAACAAAGTTCCTCATATCCTCGGAAGTCGGAAAGGTATATATCCCCTGGGTTCCCTGGTTCATTGCCATAAATGCTAGAAACTTCCTAATCAGCGTTTCGGATATGCCAATCTGTACGGATTTCTTAATACACTGCAATGGGTGAGTATCTTGTAATATTTCCTTTTGATACTCATGCTTATCAAATGAAAATGGCTTACCCTTAAGAAAGGTATACTTTTGTACCCACTCTACAAAACCAACAGGCTTCTCAGGCTTAATAACTTTAAGATCCTGAAAAAACTCTTTTAACTCAAAATGCTTACCAACGTGCCTCAGTTCAGCTTTAAGGTTTTCTTCTGCCATTCCGCAACCTTTCTAATAACCTTGTCGGGAACATCTTTCGGCAAAGATATTTTTCGTATTTTACTTATTCCGTTATTTTTTACTATAAATGTATGTTCTATCATATCACTTTTTTTGAGCATACCGTTACGCAAGGCCATCAACTGATATAAAATATATAATAAAATTATGGTGTCTATGCCCCTAACTACCTTTCGTTTGTCCTCATTCTCTACTGTGTCTTGATGTTCGTTGTGCCCTCTCATCTATATTCTTCTGTGCCTCTAAGCCTTTATTATACCATTCACAGTTGCTTTCGTGCAGAACCATATGGTGGTATTTCTCCCACTCAGTATAGGCTGCATTATAACCAGTATCATATCCATTATCAAAGTCATCATCGTTCTGTCTAATGGGTTTCTTCTGGGGTTTATCCATTTTTCTCCTCTCTTGCTTCGATTATTTTTTTGGCAAAATTATTCAATGCCTCACATTTACACTCGTCATATGAATCTCCATCATCTGGGTCAGCTTTACAAGGACAATCCATATCGTGGATAAATCCTATTGCAGAATATCCAAATATCTTTTTTATCTCCTCTTCCGTAAGCTGTTGCTCTTTGAGTTTCTTGTTTTCTGCTTGGAGTGCATTTCTTTCTTCCACAAGATTGCTAACTATTTCCTCTAACTGATTTATGCTTTTTTGTAGTTTATCTATATTATTCATTTTACAACCTCGCTATACATATCAGGCTCTTTCCAACCTCTTTTCTCCCACTCATTTTTTGCAGATATTCTTACCTCTTCAATAGTAGGTTCTTCAATAATCAAAGAGTCATTATATCTTGTGTTTACTATTTTAATTTTCATTCTCAATCTCCTTTATCTTAGCCTCAAGTTCCTTTATTTTTCGTAAATCATCATCAGAAGAACAGATGTATTTCGCCCTACCTGTAATAAAATCCCAAACCTTATCAAGTTCTCTAGATGACCATTCAGGTTGACCACTATCGCTTGCTACACTTGGCGAAAACTCTGATAAAATATTCTTAAACTCACTCTTGGTAAGCATACTATTCTCAAGTTCCTTAACCTTTAGTATCTGCTTGGAGATGACGGGTTTTAACGCAGCAGCAACTAATTCAGGTATTTTGCAATCTAAAAGTATTTCTTCTAATTCTTCTCTCTTAGTAATGTAGTGGTTTTTATCAAGTGCTACTTGCATTATATCCCATATTGTATCTTTCATATCATCAACATCTCCCACACTCTCTAAGCTTTTCTCCAATGCCTCAACCTTCAGTATCTGCTTGGCAAGGATTAATTTAGCTCTTTTGTGTAGTTTATTATATTCCATTCCCCATTCGTTAAAACCCCAGACTTTTTCATTATAATTGATTGGTCGTAACATATCTTGAGCCTCATCTACTGCTTTGAGGGTGGCTATGGCTTTGGTAATAGCTTTAAACCTTTTACTCCCCGTTTCAGTGCCTCGTATTATATCTTGTGCGTAATATTTCCTTAT